ATGAACCTGTTTCACAAGAAACTTCTTACAATACAGGTCATGTATATCCTGAACTCCAGCAGCAGTGCTCCAATACTCTTCACCTGTGTATTCACGCAAACAGGCACCAATACACTGAAACCATTTCCACATGAGAGCATTTTGATTTAATGTTCTCGGCTGTGTTTTTTTCTTAATGGTTACAGTGTATTCTCCATTACGAAGTGTGCTGCACATGAACTCGAAAGACTTATCCATTTGGATTTTGCCATCTTTCTTCGTCAATGTTGCTTCCATAACCTATCAGAATGGCAAATCGTCCTTGGTCGGTGGTGGCGGTGGCGGGCACTCATTCACCGCACTTCGAGTCTGATTATTGGTGTGTTCCGGAAGAGGTGGCGGTGGTGGCGCTTGTTGAGGCTTAACAAAAAGCATCTCCATATTATCAACAAAAAGTTCTGTAATATACCGTTTAATTCCTCTGCTATCATCATAACTCCGAGTTCTTATCTTTCCTTCCAGATACAACTTGTCTCCCTTATGGACATACTTCTCAACAACATCGGCAAGACCACGCCAAACAACAATATTATGCCATTCAGTTCTTTCAGGAACCTGTGTTCCATTGGCAAGGGTATAACCTTTTTCAGTGGTGGCAAAGGAGAAAGTGGCCACTTTAGAACCAGCTTCCAAAATTCTAATATCGGGGTCTTTGCCAACATGCCCGATAAGCATCAATTTATTTAAACTCATGATTTATCCTCCCTTATTGTTACACGGATACTATCAGCTTTAGGAACTGTTTTGATATACTTAGAATATAATTCCGGATAGTCAGCCTGAAACTTTTTAGTATCAAAATTGTCACTCGTAGAAGCGGGTGTATAACTAACTCGCAATCTTCCGGCATCCCATGACTTGACACCATTCTCACGCATAGCAGTTTTCAATTTTGCCTTATAATCTTTCTGAATCTTGGTTAGATCTGCAAGTTCTTCCTCAATCCCGATTATAGTATTTACAAGCTGCATTGGAATAAGTAACTTGTCATCATCAGGGGCAGGAACGGGAAGATTGGATAGATATTGCTCACCCTTCTTCTCGCATTCCATTAACTTCTTGACTTCTTTATCAGACTTACGACTAATTTCAACAAATTCATGTTTATTACCACGCAACCAAGTGCTAAACAATTTATCAACTTTGAGTAATGGATTTTGAAGTTCAAAGAAATAAGCATAGATTGACAACTGCCAACTTAAATACTCCTTATCAAGATGAAGGGTAGTTTTGATGTCAACAAGACTAATTCTACCGGCTTTCTCCCAAACACAATCTATATTCGATGCAAAGTATTCGTTATCAGAAACGGTATATTCATTGGCAAGCGCCTTATATCCGGCATTTACCCTCATTCTGATATAATTCTCTGCTTCAATACTTTCAGGAGGTAAGCCTGTTACATCAGCAAACTGGCATTGAGCATGAATAAGGCTACCCTTCTCTGCAGCTCTCTTCAATACAAAATCGGGGACATCTTTATATTTGTCAGGGAACAACTGCCGGCTAATCATACCGGTTATACCTTGCAACTGTTTTTCACCGAGCATATAAGTGTGGTTTTCCTCATTGAAAACCACACTGGATTTCACTAATTCTATCATTATTATCAATTTCTAGGAGGATACGTTTTCTGCATGTCGATAGTTATGTTTCTGAACTCCTTATTATTGTGAAGTTCGGGATGTTCAGCCCAAACTCTCTCAAGCTCTTCGCGGCTTTTAACACCAGTCATTTGTTTAATTGCACGATCCAGGTCTACACCAGTATATACTTTGCCCGAAGCGTTTGAAGCAGAAACATTGGGAGCATATACTTTTTCCTTTGTATTACCATAAGCAAAACGAACGCGGTTTTTATTGTCCACAATAACAAGTAAAATAATCTCCTTTTGCTCGTTATAACCAATCTCTTTTACACTGAATTTGGTGTATAGAGCAGGAGAACCTGTTTTGCTCTGATATATTTCATTTTTCTCAAGTGGAATCCAAATGAAAGGACCCGTATAAAGTTCATCGCCCAATTCCCCAGTTAAATCCTGCACGTTTAAAGGCGTCCGAAGCCTGCCCTTTCCTCTTTTTCTGTGCTAGATTCTGTCCCAACATCCTGTTTACTCACCCATTCCTTCTTTTCATTATCCCAAATGGACAACGTACAGAATCAGATTCCCATTTAATCGACATCATGGTGCCGTTTCCAGTTCATTTCTCCCGAACACTTCATCAAGTATTCTCATGTCTACTCGAGCATCCTTGTATAATAGCAAGGAGCAGCCCGAACCGTCCGGTTTCATAGTACCAACCCTACATTCAATTTCAGAAGCTAGAAGCGGTCTGATAGAATTTTTCTTCTTCTCTTCATTCTGAACCGTTGATACAGTGTTTTTTCTCGCTGTCATAATTCTAATTTAATGGTTTGACTTTTAGCTCATTACATCAGTAAAGGTAATCGTTATTGACAAGTTTAGCAAACAGAAACTTCGCCATTTTAACGCCATTTTCAGGTAGTAAAAACTGCCTGTACGATATTGTACAGGCAGAAAAATAAGAAAATGAATAATCCAATGTACCTTATGGAACGGCTACGCTTTGAAGGGTGTACGGCTCCCTGATTTATACATAATGTAAATGCTAGTGGACGGAACCGGAGTCGAACCGGTCTCACGGAATATTGGTGCACCTCACCGCAGTTTCAACCAACGATATACATATCCGCCCGATTAATTAAAAAGGTGCACTATCTTCACAGACCATACACCCCAATCACAAACACAAAATAAAACACGACATTAACTATTAAATAGCACTCTCACGAGCTTCTTGCTTCCGGATAGCCGTTCAAAGCACACCGGAATAGTATAGAACAATTAAAACTCAAATAACAGGGGCTTTAACCCTACAGCGTCCTTTTCGCTGGCAACATTAGTTAAACATAAAAAGAAAAATTCTCTGTGAAGGAACCCGGACTCGAACCGGGATGATAGATTACCTATGTATGACTTTCTTCAATCTATCTGCATACTTGCGTTTACCAATTCCGCCATTCCTTCAGGTCGTAGCCAGACGCTTCCGGCTACATTGATTGTATATATAATGCAAATATATTTTCACCCTCACGGGTTACTTAACTCTGATTGAGTTGAGCCGGGAAACAGATTCGAACCGCTGACCTCATGTAGAAACATGCGCTCTAACCAACTGGGCTATCCCGACAGATGCCCAGCGAACCGGGCTAAATAAACATGACAAATACTAAAATTAAGCAATGCAGACCTTCACAGGCTATCTTTATTTTGTTTCCTATCTTCGTAGTATCGAAAACAGATATAATTCACTGATACGACAGTCACCAATACAAAAGCAGCAATAAATTCTTTCTTGCTAACTTCAATGCTATCTATAAGATACAGTGTTGTCCATAAGGCAATGAACATCATGGCATACTGTATCACTTTAATCTTTTTCATTTCTTCCGTTTTTTAGATTTAACTTTCCTTCCCGCACATCGGCAATGAAGTAATACTTGAGCAGCATTACAATGCCACTTGCCGTTTTGGACATTAGTGGGCTTATCACTTTCAATCTTACCCGCTTCTATAAGATTCATCAATTTCTTTTCCCCACCCACATAATACGCAGACTTATCTTTTCCAAACGTTTCTGTAGAAAACAGACGGAGAATATTATCTAGCAATATTTCAGCCATTTCACCTCTGATCATCTCAACAAGCAAGGTAGTTATGCAATTCTGGTTACTATAAACTGCATATTTTTTACATCTGACTTTGTTTTCCAAGCCATTCCTTCAGCTTTTTTCTTTATAAAGCCGAGCATTCAATGTATTAGTTACAGACGGTTTCTGAACGATAGGAAATATCTTCTATTGCACCAACATCCATACTCCGTAATACATCAATTACGTTACGTCTCTGAATATCCTTTTCCATACAATCTAATTTTAAATTAAACATTGAAGCGATGAGCGGATTCGAACCGCCGACCTCTGCTTGTGGTGCTCTTCCGTTAAGCTAAGAGTATTTCTTGAGAGACTCGAACTCTCAACCATCCACCACACACAGCGCTCTAACCTGCCTGAGCTACATCACCTTTATATACATAAAGCAAATACCTCGATTTGCCGACAAACGTCTAACTGATTTAGTTTTACAACGATACGGCTTGACCATTAACCACAGCATTATATCGTTGAGAAGCCCGCCTACGTCAGTAATCCCTTTCAGCACGTGTCGGCTTCCAAAACACCATTTTACCAATATGTCAAAGAACTCTTCTCTGTTGTTCCCAGTCTCCCTTCAAGGGCAGGCTCAAAGACCGGACTGGGTACCGGATAACCGGCGGTTTGGTTTGACTTTAGTGAGGGTTAGAGAATACTTTGGTTGTTCTTCAAACTATGTCCATTAAGTTTCGTTGCGATTCAATAAATTTCTTCAAATCATCACATTGGGAAACTTTCTCTCTATAAATCCACGTTCTGATTCTAAATCTCGTTTGAGTTTTTCATTTTCACCTCTCAAAGAGCTGATCAACGCGTCTCGTTCTTCAATCACAGCTTCATATTTTGTCTCGCTGTATTTCTAGTCGGTTCTTTTATCCATTGTTGTATAATTTGATTAATCTCCGACGTAATGTGCACCGTAATGAGTACTATTTGGGTTGTAGTAAGCGGAAGCGGGAATATTAAGGTTATTATATTCCTTGCTAGGTGTAGCTTTTGGCAGCCTTGCTCATAGCTTCATGTCTTTCAGCTAAAAATTTATCAGTTCTTGATTTCACAGCTTCCGATGAGAAACTTTCTTGGAGTTTTGCGAAGCTCCATGCAGATTTTAAACACTCTGAAAATGTTTTTCCACCCTTCTTGTAATTGCGGTGTGCCGACTTCATTATTTGTGATAAATTGTAGCTCATAATCGTTGATTTTTTTAATTGGTTTTATCAATCAATTTTTGTATGTTTGTATGATTGATTGATTTATGATGCAAATATATCCTCAAATGTGGATATATAAAAATTTAAAACCTATTTTATATCCTCGTTTGTGGATATTTAACTTTTGATTGATTATGATAAACAGAATTAAAGAAGTAATAACCTATTCAGGGCTATCAGAGAGGGGATTTGCTATTAAGTGTGGATTAAAGCCCACAACTATTAATAATCAACTGATAGGAAAAAGAGAAATTAGCCTTGCAACAATAATAGCAATTTCATCCTCATTTGAGGAAATTTCCGCAGAATGGCTGTTAAGAGGAAAAGGTTCTATGCTTCTTCAAAAAGAAGAAACAGAACCAGGAATGGATAAATTGAAAAGTATAGTATATACCATCGCCAATTTACAAGATGAGATTAATGAAAAGACGATGCTCACTCAACGTCTTTTGGAAGAAAATCAAAAACTGAAAGGTGAATTAGCTATGTTAAAGAATGAAAGAAATATAGGATAAACCAACAACACAGAAATGAAAAAAATACTATTACTAATTTTAGCTACAATGACCATTGGTTCTGACTTTGCTCAAAAAAGTAGACACCAAAAAATAGACGATTTTACAAGGTGAGAAAGTAGTTACAACATCGTGGGAAAAGATTTACTCGGGTGGTGCAACAGGTAAGAATCAAACACGAATAAGATTCAGACACGAAGGCGGTGTAGATTTGATAGAGTTTCGTGTCTTCACAGACTGTGCTACTTCGTGTAAATAAAGGACAAGAAATGCTCCTCAAAACGAACGACGGAATTATCAAAGTAAAAAATGTAGAATATACGCTAGCAAAACCAGGGGATTGGACCCCAAATGGCATTAATAGCAAACTAGGAATTTATATTGTATGTCTAGGGAGTGATTTAGAAAAGCTCTCAAACGAAACAGTAACTAAAATGCGGCTAACATTTAGTGATGGATATAGAGATATAGCTTTGAAGGAAAAGGATTCTTCTAAGCTACAAGAGTTATACAATCAATTCAATAAAGCCAAATAACAACCTTGAGTATCGTTTTATGAAAAAGATATTAATCGCATTAATGCTTATTATACCACTTTTTGCAAATGCACAAAAAGATAATAATTTAGCATTCAAAGATTCGTTGAATATATATAAGGATACTTCATCCGAATATCACTCAAAATTAGATTCACTATATTCTAGTTTCGAGGAAAAATATAAAAATCAACAAGTTACTAATATTGGTGGCATTCCTTTTGGGATTTCTAGAGAAGAAGCATTACCCATATTAAGAAACAAGTATGGAGAAGAAATGTATAATCCTAAGAAAAAAAACATATTGTCTTTTAATAATATAAAGTATGCTGGTGTGGATTTTAATACTGTGCATTTTCATTTTCCAATCAGACGGAATTAATAGTTATTTTAATACTTGCATATTTGTTTTAAACGCAGATACAGAAAAAGAAGCAATTGACAAACCAAAAAAAAATGAGCGATATTTTGTCTAAAAAATATGAATTATCTTGCGTTAAAGATGCCAATGGACTTGATTCATACGGTGGTGGCGTATCCCCATTATGGGATGGACATTGGAGTTCGTTGTTAAAAGAAGAATATCTCACAGCGATCCATACAGATATAATCAAGTACGATGAAGAGCTAGCAAAAGACACTGGAATCAAATATGCTACTCGTATAATCTATGGTACCTTACAATTATATTAAAGAAGAGTTTTAGTTCCTAATTATATTATCAGCAAACAACAACTATTATAAAATTACAATATGCGCCCAATTAGAACTGTACCCCCAAAAGATGAAAGAGAATATCCTTTAGTTATAACAGCTGAAGAAAAGGATAAAGTATTAAATTATATTTTGGTTGTAGCAAACGGGAAAAGAACAGCTAAACTAAATTATAAAGATATACCAGACCTTAGGATCAGTAAAGAACAATATGAAATAGTTTTAGAGGAGTTCAAAAATAGGAGATTTATTGACTATAAAGGATATGGTATTGAATATCTTACGTTGAATTTTGAAATATTCAATTTTGCAGAAAAAGGGGGATTCACTGTTGAAAGAGACTTATATATATTAAGTTTTGATACATTTCAAATGCAGCTAGAACGATTAGAAAAGGAGTTAAGCCCTGATACAGCAGCGAAAGTTGATGATGTTGTCGGAAAAGCCAAAAATATAACTGAACTACTGATAGGGCTCTCTGCTCTAGCTGAAAAAATGAATCTCTAAGATTTATTATCAGGATCAGTTAATAGGAACTCCAATATAGAAGCTGCACGAAGCAGTCTTGAAGCATATAGAGTTGCATCTGCATCCGGGTTGTATTGATAACGCCTAGTCTGAAACTTTTTAAAAGTAACAAAGCCACTAGACATATCATTAGCAAGTGTTTTCAAGCTTGATATAGTTTCTTTTACATTTTGGTCATAAGACATTTTTATACGCATACGAGCGGAATCATCCACTTTTGCACAACACTGGGGATAAAAGGCTGTCGCATTATCTTCTTTAGAAGATTGTTTTTTACTTATCCTTCTTAGGACATTTTTTAATAACGATTTCATAAACGCACTATTTTAGTTTGACAATGCGCAAATATAATATTTAAAGTAATATAAAATATGAAATATAGAAATCTTGATAGTACATAAAACATCAAATGGTCGAATTATGGTCGAACCATAAAAAAAAGCAGGACTATATAATTGATATACAGAATATACAACTAGATTTCCAAAAATGTGTCTAGTTTAGTTTTTGTGTTGATCGGAAGCCTGCGAGCGAGCATGAGCTTCCGATTTTTATTTTATTGATACACAGCATATTAAAAGCACAATCGAACTATTTTTCCTATCAATTAGTAGTCTATAATAGAGAGCAAAAACGTCACTTTTGACGCTATAAAATGGTCGGATTATGGTCGGAAAATTCCCGGATTAGAATCTGATTATAAGTAAATTACAATAGGATGTTAAAAAAATAATGGTCGAAAACGCCATTTTTACCCTAAAAACACAAATTATGGCTACATTAACATTGGTAATAGTTCCCGCAAAAAGGTTATCAGACGGGACACACAAAATAAGAATTCGAGTCGCACACAACTCTGAAACGAGATTCATCACCACGGATATAGTGGTAAGGGAAAACGAGTTTAAGAACGGTAAAATAGTACACCGTCCAGACAAGGATTTTCTCAATACAAAATTACAACAGCTATACAACCTTTATTTCAAGCGATACATGGAACTGGACTACCCTGATTCGCTCACGTGCACGCAATTAGTCAAAATGATAACTAACCCGTTAAACGGAGAAAAGCATCGTAAGTTCGAGGATATCGTGGATGAATATCTGTCCCAAATAGATGAAGAAGAACGTACCAAGACATACAAGCTCTATCGGCTGGCCACAAACAAGTTTATGCAATTCATCGGGAACGGTTCTCTCATGGAACATATTACCCCTATCAGAATGAACCAGTACATATCATGGCTCAAAAAGACAAAGCTGTCAAGCACCACAATCAACATCTACATAACCCTGCTAAAGGTTATCATTAACTATGCTATAAAGATGAGATACGTCACCTACGATATCGACCCTTTCATCACAGCCAGAATTCCATCAGTCCAAAAGAGGGAAACGCAAATCACCGTCGAAGAACTCAAGACAATCAGGGACGCCAATTTAGAGCATTACAATCTCAACGTCACACGGGACATTTTCATGCTTACTTATTATCTTGCCGGCATGAACCTAGTAGACATACTAGCATACGATTTCCGGACGGATGAAATAAACTACATCCGAAAAAAGACCAAAAACACCAAAGAGGGGGACTCCCTGATTTCCTTTTCCATTCCCGAAGAAGCAAAGCCCATTATAAAAAAGTATATGAAAAAGAATACAGGGAAAATCATATTCGGGAAATACAAGAACTATACCTCCTGCTATAACCTGCTGGCCAGAAAAATCAGTCAATTAGGCAAGGTGGCAGGAATCAGGCATAAATTCACTCTATATTCAGCCCGCAAATCTTTCGTCCAACATGGATATGACCTGGGAATTCCTCTTAGTACACTGGAATACTGTATCGGGCAATCAATGAAAGAAGATAGACCAATCTTCAACTATGTCACAATAATGAGAAAACACGCTGATAAAGCAATCAGGGAAATACTTGACAACTTGAAAAATGAATAATCACATATAAAATAAATCACTAAGAATTTGCATAATAACCAAATGCTTATTATTTTTGTAGTGTCAAATAAGAGTTCTTAATTTTAATGTTTAACTGATGAAAGATGAAGAAAAAAAAGAATTAGAACAAGAGTATGAGAATTTAAAACTTCTCGCTTCATTTCACGAGGCCTATGGGGTTCCTGAAAATGCCAAAGAACGGGAAGCGCTTATAAATGACATACTCGATCGGATGAACGAAATCCAAGAGAAATTAAAAAAGTTGTAATTAACATCCCTCCCTTCGGGGAGGGACAAACATTAAAAGCTATGATAGATTGGAATGATTGCCTGCCAACAAAAGAAATGCAGGCTGACTTTGAAAGATTCAAAGAACTAAAAACCACAGAAGAAAAAGAAGCTTTCAAAAAGGAAATGCAGGATAAATATAATAAACTACCGGAAGCCCAAAAGGAAGCCTACAAAAAAGCATCTGAAGCTGGGCTAAAAGCAACGGTAAATGCCTGCAATGATTATATAGAAAGAGCGGAAGAAGCCATATTACGTGATAAACTTGGAGAATTGCCCGAAGCAATCTCATTCAGTTATATTGCAAAGAAATATTTTGGTAAAAGTAGAAACTGGCTATATCAGCGTATTAACGGAAATATAGTCAACGGGAAAAAGGCTCGCTTTACTGACAATGAACTCAAAACGTTCCTGAACGCTTTGAACGATGTTAGCGAAATGATTCATCAGACATCATTAAAGATCAGTTAAGCTCTTATTTGACACCATCCCTGCATTTGAGCCGATGCAGGGATTTTTATTGCTTTATCAAAAAATAGTAGTATCTTTGCAACATCAAGATAATGCGGACATAATTCGGATTATTTTGGTTTGACTTTGGTGAGGGGGTGGTTCCCCTCACTTTTTTTATACCTATACCGAACTTTTCATTTATACATTAGTACTACCTTATGTAACCCTTCTTAAGAGTTTGTTGATTCATGTGTTGTTGATTAGAAGGATTACAAAACAAAGAGGTAGCTGTCTAGCTACCTCTTCTTTATTATTTTCTAGTCTCAAACAGGACGAAGCTGATTAATCATTGAATGAAATAATTTAATATAGTTTTAGTAGTAAATTATATTATGCATTACTTTGATAGTATAAGTGAATGTATTACAATTCTTACATTTCACTCGAAGAACTACTAGTTTCATCATAATCAGGAGCCTGCGGATATCTATCATTTATTAGTTTCCCTTTGTCACCACCAAAATCTTGATAATTTTTACATTCTTTTTTGTATGCTTCTTCAGGTGTATCGGCATAACTAAACTTAAACCGCTCATATCGGTACATTGCTGGATCAGTTTCCCGATCTGCTATACCATGCTTAATTCGAGTGCGTAAATCTGTATCTGAACGTCCTACATATTTTACAATAAATACACCTCTATCATTCAAATATCCAAATGCATAGTTACCAATTCTATTAGGTTCGATATTAGCATTTATTTCTTCTTCTGTCAAAGCGTACGATACGCCCATGTTTAATGATGCCATAATATTACCATTCTAATTTTGTTCTCAATTGTTCTTTCACTTGCTCTGGGATGATTTTTTTCTCCATCTTATATTTTTCAAGTAACGTTTTTACTCTTTTCTCTGAAAAATCCGCCCGGTTTTTTTTGTCTTTGGCCAACTCTGTCATATATTCAGCTAAAAAAACCAAGTCGCCAATAATCTATTTCTATTAAATCTCGATGTTTATTCAAAATACTATTATCCAACCCAGCTGCTTCACCTTTCTTTTCATCTGAAATTTTAATATGTATTTTTTCTAAATCGTTCTCATTCAGAAGAAAACAACTAATCTTCTGAATGCTATCTCGGTTAAGGGCTAATGCAACAATAGCATCATCTATATCTTCTGGAGTATCTGCTTTCCAAACACTTAATTTGTTGTCTCTAGTTCGAAGGTCACTAATAGCATCTCCACAAATATATGCATCCTCTCGATTTACAACCTTTGAACCATTCCATTTGCTTATACCAGTAATCATTCGTATCAACATGGACGTATCTCTTCTACTAGTTCTGATTTTATTTGTTCTGCATAGTCACGAATCCAAGAAGAAGTAAAAGTTGGAGCTGTTTCAAGTGCAGTCAGACAGTTAGAAGTTCTCCATTCTTCTATTACCATTAAGGCAGCTTCTTGAGCCTTAGACTGAGGAGCAGATAAACCGGCTTTTACCATTGGTAATAGCATATCTGTATCCTCTATGCTGACTGTCATTCCTACCACACGTAGCAACCCTGCTAAAACATCTGCATTGTCTTGATAATTTGAAAAAATAGAGTTTAACCATGCATAAGTTACAAACTCATTCTTCTTTATATAACCATGTACTTCTTTAGTAACGTCATTTTCTATACCATCTTCAAAGTCCGTATGCTCTAAGAGCCAAACGAACGTCTGAGTACGTTTAGATAAGGAAAGAAAAAATGCTCTGTTAATTTGGTTGATATCTGTACTGTTCGTTGAGTCTTTAGAAGCTCTTTGAATCACAGAATCTTCACTTGAAAGGCTATCTTCTTCAATAATCTTTGTAGATCCATGATCTTCATCCATACCATCTACAGAATCGGGTGTTGCATATTCAGATGACAGTGAAGTACCTACCATAATTTGAGATGTACTTAACCACGGCATGTCGGGTACTAAAGTTCGCTGGAATTCGGTAAACTTTAAAAGTTCATCAGATACTTTCAAATATTTATTCCTGAATTCTACTGAATAATCAAAAGGAACTGGACTAAACTGTGAGCCTAACTCCTCAAAATTCTTAATAATATCGTATAGTGAATTTGATGCCATAAGTTACATTACTCTTCAAAATACCACGACATAAAATCTGAACAGAAAATAGTCACTTTGTTAAAGAAATCCTTAACAGCAACTGTATCAAAGGTATAATTGGGATTTACTTGTGTATTAATATCAAAATCCAATATATTGACTTCCTGAATAGTATTAATACCATTAGTAACTATTATAGCGTTTGCCGTAGAGAATTTTGATAAATAGTTTGTCTTAACTAAAGTACCATTGATTTCCTCATCAACACGAAATACTTGTGAAAAATCGCAATTATCTACACTGGACTTTTTAAATAAATTTTTAGCATAAATAGTATTGATAAATGTTTTAAATTGAGGAATCTCGCCTATATATTTAAAAGTAGGAGCGATAGCTAAACGATTAGCTTTTACACTGGCCAATTCCATTATTTTCTCAAATACCTTTTGACACTGTTCGGCAAATATTTTAATTGCCTCTTGGGTATATCTAGTATCTGTATTAATTACAATATAATCTACTTTCTGCATTTTGAATACAACTATAATTTTCTCATCAGGTGAAGTCAAAGTCCACTCACCTGGATTAAGAAGCATATTTCTTACCATTTGCGGCCCGCCTGATATAACAGATGGAAGATAATCAGGTAATAATTCCTTCATTTTAAAGATAAAATTCCAATTGAATGCGATCTGTGGCACAAATATACTTCCACGTAGTCTTTCAATGTTAAATTCAAGCATCATAATATTTTATTTTATAATAAATACGTATCGTTATATACTACATATATAACACACAAAAATACTCTTTTCCTTCTATTAGGCAATAAAAAAAATAGCTCCAAATGCTATTTTTTTTTATTTTTTTAAAGTGTTATTAATAATTATATAGTCCATTCTCGATCATTTTATGAATTAAACATTTTATGTATCAAGAAGTTTTCCATGAATTGTTCATCCAAATTAACAAGAACACTGTTTGAAATAAAATATGACGCTAACGATTTTCACAAAAATCAAATTATTATGCAATTTTTAAACTATATATAAAAACAGGTGATTAAAGACTACCACGTAAACAAATTATAACTCACTCCAGCTCCGATGTACAACCCGCTTAGATTACTATATCCAACTTGTAAACCAATCCCCCAACGCTTCTGTCTCTGCATGGGAATAAGAGTAATAATATCATTATCCCTATATATTTCCATTAGCTCAAGATTAGGTTTATAACCACTAATTACAGCCCGATAATCACCTGTCTTATATTCTTTGCTTGTGATAGGTATAATCACCGGAATTGAATCACTTTCTACGGTTCTGTCGGTCGTAGTATCTATCAAGATAGGTAAATATACCGTATCGATACGTTTCGGAGTTTCTTTTACCGGTTTGGGTATTGTGTCTCTTACCGTGTCCCGGATATGTACGGTATCTCCTTTAATGTACACTGTTGACGGATCGTGTGAATTACACTGCATCCACACGACCACGCCAAGCAACAGGCAAACTAGTATCCAGGGGAGAGTTTTCATATCCCTAAGTATTTACAGATACCCTTCACATGAAGAGAAACAATGGTCCGTTTACCTTCCTCCGATAACAAGAAATCTACATCTTCCCTGTTATCCTGAAAGAGATTCTCCGTCAAAACAGCCGGACACTTCGTATGCCTCAAGATATAAAAACGACTCTCCTTATCTGGATCACCGTCTGCCATATCCTTCCGTATTTTCATTCCAAACAAACATTCTTCAGCAGTAGCATACAGACAGTCAGCCAGCTTATCGGCTTTTGTCTGTCCCACACTGGTCCATGCTTCCCAACCACGTGCTTGCATCCAATTTGAACCATTACCGGCTGCATTGCAATGGATAGAAATAAGAATTGCTTCAGAAGTTTTATATTCATTCACTCGCCTACAACGTTCTGACAAAGGAACATCTATTTCCTCTTTCACGACCAGTTCCGCATCAATACCTAATTTACGCAATTCAAATACTACACGCCCAGCAATTTCACGGGTATAGGAGTATTCCCTTAACCTGCCATCTGGAGAACACTTACCCGGAGTATTACTACCGTGACCGTTATCAATCAATATTTTCATATCTTTCCTCTTTATCTAGTTCGTTTTCGATTCTATCAATAATTCCTTGTACATGTGTAGGCGTAGCCCGCTTAAATTCAAAACGTATTACATGGTAAATTATACGAAACCCTTTGTTTCTAGGATAAGCAATAATCAGATTCTTAAATGCGTTCTGAAGATATACATAAGAAAATACATACGTAATAGTCTTAATAACTAACAATGAGTTCTCACCATCTCCTATCAAGCTCATAAAGGAGAAGACTACTTCAATGATTATAAGATAGAGGAGAAGTTCGACCAAGGCATTTTTAAACTTATCCCACTTAAAGTTTTTACAACGTATAATTGAAACACCATCAGCCCTCATTCCGCACCAAATATTAAATCCAAACATTACAACTAATGCTATAAGAAAACCTTTAGTCGGCGTTAAATAAGCAAGAAGAGAACTGAACATCGAAACGAAAATAATTCGTATCTGGTCTACATTAAATAACTCATATAACCATCTCATAATATTAATCATAAAGTTACTACCAATATTGAAAACACAGTAATCAGCCCAGGAAGCAAAACAGTAGCTAATGCGTCAAGCCAATCAAAGATGAACCCGCACTTTTTCTGAATGTACTCAACCACTATTGCGGCAATGGCGGTTGTCGTTAAAGAAACAATAGCAGATTTACAGAAATCAATGCCTAATAGAAGGAAACAGAAAACAAGCATTACAACAAAGACGAACATCCCGGCTTTGACGTGTGCCGGTCGGTTAGATTGCAAAAGCCAATCATACAATACTTTTATACCCATACTCATAGCGTTTAATTATTAATAAAATATTCTGTATGGAACAAATGTATTGAGTATAATAACGAGTTTTACAAAAATGGAAAATCTTGGAAATCAATTCTATGATAAATATCTATAAAACAAGACATTATAATTTTCACTTTTTCCATAAATAAAAAAAGGGATGCTTGATAAGCACCCCTAAACAACCAACAGATTGAACTATTAATCCGTAAACATATACACGGAAAGATCAACCTTTTCTATTTCGTCTGAAATCGTATCTCCATACATTGTAAGACACACCCGATAACGGTCAATACTTCTTTGAATCTGTTGCAAGGTAGGTTTCTCGGGATATTCCGAACTGGCAAAAGTTACCAGTTCTTCACCATTCTCACTGGTACCAACCACCCGGAAGTGATGACGTACAATCCAAGTTCCGTCCGGCTGTTGCTCGATAGGCTTAGCAATCCCACGCGGTAAGATATTTTTTTGATCCATGTTTTTTGATATGTTTAATTAGTTGTTTTCTATGGTTATATTTATTCTTCAATACAAACTTTTCAAAATGTCCTTCGATATAAACATATTCCCACCATTCAGGAAGCAACATCGCTGCAATTTTACGGCGGATATTGTACGTTGCAAAGTGTTTCATCAGGCCATAATAAGAGTTCATCGTACTCACAAACTTCTCAACATACGCTTCTGCAAATCCATTTTCAGCTATTCTATTAAATTTCCTGACAGCGTTATATGTGTTACCAACCACCCTGTTAGATACATAAATTCTACCAGGCAAAATGAACGCCCCTACAAACAAGACTCCTTTTTTTATAATGCTGAAGATACAGTTTGCGTGGATGCAACCGTAAAAGGAGTTGTTCTTTCAGGAAACCATCAAGAAGATGGACTTTGGACAATATTTCTTCCGGTGATTTCACTACGATACAAAAGTCATCACAAAGCGTACATAATATATGAATCCCAGTATTTCCATCACGAAATAATCATATACAGACGCCAGAAAGTTGGCTATGAGTTGCGACGGCAGGTTCCCGATAGCCACTCCCCTGTCAGGGTCATTATGAAACAGACTTTTATTACTGGGAAGTTTGTCCCACATGGAGACGGGAGAGCGTCTGATACACTTATTTTGTGGACAATGAAAGATAGTAACGGCTAGAAGGTAAAGCAGACATTCAATATCATCGCCTTTATAATTGTCCCTTACGAATATGTTCAGCATTTCCCATACCAACGATTTCGAGATAGACATGAAGAAACTGAACAGGTCATCTTTGAAAATGTACGCATCGGCAGTATAATTCTCACTGACCTCGACTATCATGTTATTCAGATAGTGCACGGCAGACAGACATCCCTCACCTTTCCGGCAGTTCTTCGAGACGTTCCCTTGTTCCCGAAAACGTTCCTCTAAAATCGGCTCGATACGAAGAGCGATCCAGTGATGGACAACACGATCAATGAAAGCGGCGGCAAAAACCTCCCGATATACCGGGTAAGTCCGTATGAATACTTTTGAAAAGTCCGGTACATATTCACCGTAAATAATAGAATACCATAGCCGCACCAATGCAGACTGATAATCATTATAAAACTCAACACAATCCGTACTCGTTCTTTTCTGTCTGGCACAATCTTCGGATGCTTCGAAAATACTGCTAAGAAGTATGTCATAGATTATATTAC